GATACGGCCCGGCGCTCGCGGCTATCTTCGAGAAGATCGCGGACTTCATCGGTGAGAAAGTCGTCCCGGTCATGCGCGACCGACTGATCCCGTTCATCCAGCAAGTCGCCGAGTTCATCGGCGAGAAGCTCGTCCCGGTGATCCGTGACGTAGCGATAAAGGTCTTCGACGGGCTGCGGAAGATCTTCGAGGTCGTCTCCGACAAGATCGAAGAGAACCGCGACAAGATCGGAAAGCTCGTCGACTTCTTTAGAACGCTCGCGTCTTTCATCGCTGAGAAGGTCGCCCCGGTGCTCGTGACGGTACTCGGGAAAGCATTCGATCTCGTGGCGAAGGCGATCGGCCCCGTCCTCGACGTCGTCTTTACGCTTATGGGAGCTTTCGCCGATCTAGGGAAGTTCCTCGTCAAGGTCGCCGGATTCGTGCTCGACGTCATAGAGGGCATGGTGAATGGCGTCATCGACGGAATAAACCTCCTGATCCGCGCTATGAATCTCCTCCCGGGGATCGACATCGACCCGATCGGGAACGTCACTTTCACTATGCCTAGCCTCGGCTCAGCACCTACACCCTCGAAGCCGAGCGACGGAAGCTCAGAAGCTGCGGAAGCCGCTCGAATGGGCGGACTGAACCCCGCCGGGATCTCGTTCGCAGGAATCGACCTCGGCGTCACTACGACACCTAGCGCAGGCGGCGGAGGCGGCGGGAAGGGCGGCGGAGCCGACGCGAGCCTCCGGGAGGGTATGGTCACGATCCTCCCGTCGACGGAAGTCTTCGGAGCGTCCGGCGGAGGCGGCTTCGGTGCGGCTATGGGGAATGAAGCACTACTCGACGGGATGACGGGCGGCGTCGTGAATGTCGTCGTAAACACCGTCTCGGCGGACGCGAACCTCCCGAACCTCATCGTCGAAGCCCTCCAGACTTATAACCTCACGAGCGGCCCGATCGACGTAGCGATCGCCGTCTAGACCATGCCCTCGAACATCGTCACCGGAGGGACGCTCACCGTAGAGCTCGACGTCGGCTTCGGAGACGGCTTCACACTCGACGACATTCAGCAAGGAGTCCTAGACGGGACGACCTACGTCCTCGACGGCGTCGATCAGTTCTCCGAGATCACCGTTCAGAGCGTGAACTTCTTCCGCGGCAAGAAGCGAACCCTCGACTCGATCGCACCGGGGCGGGCGACGATCGTCGCCATAGACAAGACGCGAGCGTTCGACCCGTATAACGAAGCCTCGATCTATTGGGACGAGTTCGACGACACGCCGGGACTCTCACCGCTGCGACAAGTACGCATTACCCGTAACTCGACCGTCATCTTCCGCGGTCGCGTCGTCGACTTTACCTATGACTACGTCGGCCCGAAGAAGATCCCGACCGTCACGATCATCGCCGCGGACGACCTCTTTATTCTCGCGAACTCGTTCCTCTCGAACTTCACGCCCTCCGCTGAGCTCTCATCCGCCCGGGTGACGACGATCCTCGACCGAACAGAAGTCGGATGGAGTGCCACGGCGCGCGACATCACGACCGGGACGACGACACTCGGAAACTATGCGATCGCAGAAGGCACGAACGCCCTCGAGTACCTTCGACAGATAGACGAAGCGGAACGCGGACGAGTCTTCGTTCGGGCATCCGACGGCGACCTCGTCTTCGAGCCCCGGCTCGGGAACACGCTCTCGGGGCCGTCCGTATCGTTCGCCGATGACGGAACCGGGACACCATTCCGGGAAGTGTTCGTCGACTTCACCGTCGACGACGTCCTGAATCGCGTCACCGTTCAGAGGCAAGGCGGAACGGCTCAGACTGCGACGGACTCGACCTCAATCGGGCTCTATTTCACTCAAGCCGAGACGATCACGAACTCCCTCCTCTCGACCGACACGCAGGCGCTCGCCCTCGCGAACTACCTACTCAACGGCTCCCCGGCTCCCCGCTTCTCCGGCGTGACTACTTTCTTCGGCTCGCTAACGACCGGGCAGAAGAACGCGGTCGCAGCAGTCGAGATCGGCGACACGATCAGCGTCAAGCGCACCTTCACGAGCGGAAGCCCGCTTACTGTGACGGAGGAGCTCGCCGTCGAAGGCATCGAGCACCGGGTAGACACCCGCGGCGAGACGGTCACGTTCTACACTTCGCCGACCGAGATCGTCTACGCCCTGATTCTCGACGACGCCGTCTACGGAATCATCGACTCTACGAACGTCCTCTCGTAGGGTAGGCTCTAGCACCTATGGGAGCGAACGCCACGACCTCAGTCCCCGCGTATGTCGCGGGAGAAGTGCTCACCGCAGCCGACCTCACCGTCACGAACTCGGGAATCCCCGTCTTCGCGGACTCGACCGCCCGGACGAACGCCTTCGGCGGAACGGGCGAGAAGACACTCGCGGAAGGTCAGTACGCCTACCTCGAGTCCGACGACAAGACCTACGTCTACGACGGCGCAGCGTGGAAGCAAGTCGGAAACTCTGGCTTCGTCACACTCTTATCGGAGACGGCGTTTACGGGCGCGACGACAGTCACGCAGGATGGAATCTTCACCTCCTCTTATACCTTCTATAAGATTCTCTGCCGCTACACGACTTCGACGACGTTCCCGATAACCCTCGTTCTAAGAGCCTCGGGTAGTGACGCGACAAGTAACTACAATAATCAGCGCTTCATTGCGCAAGGCACGGGAACGACAGTAGACAGACAGACCGCGCAGAGTAACATCGTCGTCGGTCAAGCGACGAACGGATCTTATTTCTCGCAGTTCGACTGCGAGCTCTATGGCCCGCAGCTCGCGGAAGCAACGAACATCCGCTCCACGATGACGCTTACCTACGCCGCTTATAACGCTCCCGAATGGTTTAACATTTGGGGGAATCACTCCACGGCTACCGCCTATGACGGCTTTAAGCTCGCAGTGTCGACGGGAACGATGACGGGCGTCTATTCTGTCTACGGCTATGGGAAGACGGCGTGACGATGCTCATTACCAACGATAACGGCGTCGATAGGCCGATGACTAAGGAAGAGATAGCTGAACATGAGCGGCAGTCCGCCGTCACTAAGCGCGAGCTAGCAGCAGCAGCCGAAGCCGCCGCGCTAAGGGCATCCGCTAAAGAATCAGCCCGGGCGAAACTCGCAGCTCTCGGACTTTCGGAAGCGGAAGTCTCCGCACTTCTCGGAGTCTGAACGTGCCTAGTCTCACGCCTCAGCAGAAAGCCGCTCTCGCGTCCTATGTTCGGAGCGTGATCGGCGCTATCGCCGCAGTCATCGCAGCTGGGGCGACCGACCCGGAAGACATCCTGAAGGCCGCGATAGCCGCGCTCCTGCCGCCGCTCATCAGATGGGCGAACCCGAAAGACTCGGCTTTCGGTCGTGGCGCGTAATCTTCCGATAGTAAAGCCTGTACTACCGCCCGGACTCAAGGGCGAGAAGAACGGCGAACTCACGAAGACGAAGCTCGTCGCGATCGAACCGTTCGGAAAGCTCTACCCGTCAGCAGCGGAAGCGTGGCGTCTCATGCGTGAAGCCGCCCGCCTCGACGAGATCCGTCTCCGCCCGACGACCAGCTTCGACACTTACCGACCACTCACCGTTCAGAAGGCCGTCTTTCGTCAGCGGTACACGCAAGAGGTACACGAGGGACGCCCTACCCGCACTTGCGACGGCGTCGTCTATTGGCTCCGCCCCGGCATGAGCGCCGCGGCCTGCCCGGGGACGTCTAATCACGGGTGGGGACTCGCCGTAGACATCTGGAACGTCGGGAAGAACGGTCGCCTCGAATGGCTCCTCGATCACGCGCTCCGCTTCGGCTTCTCATGGGAGCTTCAGTCCGAACCGTGGCATCTCCGCTACGTCCTCGGCGACAAGACTCCGAAAGTAGCCGTATGACTACCGAAGTAGTCGTCGCCCTTATCGCGGCTTTCGCCGTCATCATGGCGGGAGTCCCTTCGGCTTTCATCGAACGAGCCCGCCGGGAGAACGCCGACGACCATGCGACAGT